TTACAGAAGTATATCAAGGACCCTCGTTGGAATCTGTAACCGATATAACCCGAACTATAGAAAGCACAAGCGTTACAGATACCACAACTATCTTCTCGCAATAACTTTAATAGGCAATCCAGTTTTTGCTAATGTGTCGAACACGAGTGCTCCCGTGGCACAATCATCATCGAGCGTATCGAATTTCGCTACCCAAGTACTTGGAGGACCAATGGTAGAAAATCAATATGGAAATGGCATAGTTTGCTCTGGTCCACAAATGGGATTTAGCCCCTTTGTAACTACGACATTTAATCAAAGACGTCCACAAGATTATATTTATAGTACGCCCGTGTACGATCCAACAGACGAGGATAATAATGGTGTGCCAGACAATCCAGGGAACATACTTTATTATCAGGAAAACTATAGTGGTAATAAAGATTCTTTAGGACTCAACTTTGGATTTGCATTTACATTTAATATTCCATTAGACAAAAGATTTCAAGATTCTTGTCTCGATGCTGCTAGTACACAAATACAACTACAAAAACAAGAACTAAATGCAAAAATGCTCAATTATGAAATAGCCCGTTTAAAAAATTGTGGAGAGTTAATGTTAGCTGGAATCTATTTCGATCCCAATAGTAAATTTGCAAAATTATGTGAGGGAGTTATAGTTTCACCTCCTCCAAATCAAGTTATACCACACACTCATAAACTAAAGTAGACAACCTACGGGTTTAAGTTGTCCACCAAAATAATTATAAAGTAGATAAGTCCCTTCCAAGTAACCTATCTACTTTAGGCTAAATCTCACAGCCAAATTCATTATATCAAATATTCTCTTTTTGTAACATATATAATATATATTTGACATATAAATAATATATGCTTAATATAAAAAAGTCCGTTAAGGATTTAAACTTTCACTCCGTTAAGGAAACTTTTATTATGGCTCTAAATAGCTACAAAGTCACAGTTCATGGAACTGCTGGGCTTCTCTGTTCAAATGTACAAAATTCTGATCCATTAGGTGAAGGAGCAAAACAAAAAGCATTTTTCTCCAGTAAAAAGAAAAAAAATGATGAAGATCATTTATGTCTAAGAGCATTGGATTGGGTCTTCTCTGGTTACTGGAAAAACGAAGGTAAAGTAAAAGTCAACGAAACTAAAAACTCTATTGAATTTGATGGATTTTCTGATCCATATATGCCAGGTGCTAATTTCTTGCGTTGTCTTAGAAATGCAGCTACCAAATGGAAGTTAGGTAAAGATGTTCTCCGTTCTGTTGTTGTTACGAATGATCCATTAATTGAATATGAAGGATCAAAAAACGCTTTAGAAATGTACACTAAAGACCAAACTTATTTTTCTAATACAGCATTTACATCAAGAGGTGTCTGGGTACAAAGATTATTATTTCCAGATTGGAAATGTACTTTTGAACTAATGGTTGATGATGAAATCTTAAGTGTATCTCAACTAAATAGAATCATTACGATGGCAGGAAAAGCTGAAGGATTAGGCACATGGAGGCCAAGATTCGGCAGATTTTCTGCATCTGAACTAGTGGAGATGGCTGACTAATGTCAAATCCGAGAATAGATGGCATTGACTGGAGATCACTTCAAAAAGGTGATGTTATCCCAGAAGAACATATTCTTGATTACTGGAATACTTGTTTCCCAGATAGAGAATGGGATAAGTTCAGCATGGTTACTGTTAGAGGCAACATTGAAAAACTTCGTGAAGGCATTAACAGACCCATCGTTCTGAAAGAAGTAAAAGGAACTCTGGTTGTGCTTACTGATAAAGAGGCTGTTGATTATTCAGCAGCCCAAGCCAATGCTGGTATTAAAAAACATCGTAGGCATACTCGTAGACTATTTACTCACATAGATTCTTCTAAATTAGATCAAGCTAAGAAACGTGATTTAGAAACTAAACAGATTCATCATGCGTTCATAGCTTCTGCTGCTGATGGTGCTAGGAAAGAATCATTGCAGCTACAAAGAAAAGGAGAAAGATTACCTAAGTCTTTGATCGAGAAATCAGACTTTAAAAAATCTTCTTAGAAATCGCATCGCAGCGTTTCAGTTCCCATTGATTCCGCTCCGCTCTAAACCCCGTTGCTCGATCTGGATCAACTCCCCTCTCAGTAAATGCAATCGTTATGGGTGTCACGATAAACCCTTCTTAACATCTCTTGTAGGTGCAAGAACCAAAGAGGTGACTACGTTTCTTTTCGATTCGCTTTAACTCTCTGTGGCTCGCTGTCGATCAACTCTCAACTTTTTCATGCTGCTTTTTGTCACTCGTTTTGGTGCCTTTCTATTTGCCTCACTTCAAGCGTTATGGGTCTTACGATAAACCCTTTTCAACATCTCTATAACTTAATAGGTTTGCGAGATGATAATTCGCCTCACTTCTTTTCGGAGTAACTTGATTTACTGTATTGCCCCTCAGATCAAATTGGCTCGGAACATCTCGGTTCGATTTTTTGTATTTCTTTTCAACTCACACGTTATGAGTGCTACGACAAACTCTTTTTAACATCTTTACGACTCAATAGGTCTGCAAGATGACTACGACTCTATTCGCTTTGTTTAGGCTCTTAGTGGTGCGACTTCGCTTGATTCCAGTTAATTTTCTGCCACTCGCTTCATTTCTTTTCGACTTATGTCAAATCACTTGTTCTCAGTTTACCTCCAGGTATAGCCTTGTAAATCGACTTTATTCTGCTCTTTCGTTGTCAGTTTACGATTAAAACTGTCATTACATCGTATTTTGGTTCTATTCTCATCGACATAATCCATCTCGACTTAGTTCCGTGCTTTTCAAATCTATCGTTCACACTTCACGATTAAAAGTGTCTTAACACCTCTATTACTGAATAAGTATGCGAGGTGATTTAAAATCTACGCTTTGTAGTTCTCCTCATTTTGGCTCCTTGTAGATCCCCGTAACTCACATTGCTTCATTGCAGTTCTGCTTATTTAGCCGCAATTTTTTGCCACTTTCTTCAATTCAATCGTTTAAGGTCTTACGTTAAACCTTTTAACACCTCTAGGATTTAATCGTCTGCGAGGTGACCTCGGCTCGATTTCACCTCGGCTCGATTTCGATACTTCTCATTTCCAGCTTGAATCGACTTACCTCAACCCTTGTCATCGTATGACTTGGCCTTTCGCCTTAAATCAATCGCTTGCCAGTTCCACGATTAAGAACTGGTATCCTTTTTCTTTGAAAGTTTTTTAATAATATTTTTTATTAAAGGTTTGACAATATTAAGCAATAATGGAGTAGTGGCAGCAACAGCAGCAATAACAGCAGTACTAATAAGCTGTGGAGGATTAGGTATGTATTGCTCGATGAATTTAACGTCTTCATACAGAGTTATACATTTACTACCATCTTCGCTTCTTTCGTGTCCAATAACACGCTCTAATTTAAACTCTGAAGCATATTGGCCTACTCTTTGATCATTTGGTCCAGGACATTCAACAAAAAGTATTTTATCTTTGTCTTTTCTTGGTGTGTATTTTGGTGGTTCTACTGTCGGTGGTACAAATTCTTCTGTTTGATTGCTGGCTTTAGCTTGCGTGTACTTAAATTCGTTGGGGTTATACTCCAAAGGTTCAAAACTAGGAATACTGAAGTTACCACATTCTGTATATGTGCCATATTCATCTTTATCACTATCAATAAGACTTGTTAAGTTATTTCTATGTACTCTTACACAACCAGGAATATTAACAATAGGTTTACTTATGTTAATTAATGTTTGTACATCAGTTTTCCATATGGGTATTTTATGTATCTCTACCTTGTCGATATTAAAACTAGGTATATCAATCGTAGGCATCTCTTTTCTTTAATACTTCTACTTCTGAAAAGCATTTAGGACAAGATAAATTAGTCATCACAGAAAACTCAGGATAAATTGGCATAGATTCGTCTACATCAATATCACCACCCCAGATTAGTTCAGCTTTACAATGCCAGCAATTCATTTCTTTGGCAAAAGCATAGATGGGCCTGTAATGTCAGGCATTACATTATCTAAAACTTTAGGCATAGCACCCTGTACGTTTCCAAGAATTTCATTCATAACTCGACTTTTAAAATTTTCAGATGTTAAATACTTATAACCAAAGTATGCCCCACCACTCATAGAAGCTACCATTACAAATGAGATAATACTCAAAACATTAGCTATTTTTTGAAACATGATTAAATTTGCAATATTAAAAGCACTATCTTTTTCAAGTGTGCTTGTATTACTGCTTATTGTAGCTCTGTCACCTCTTTACGTCACCATGAGTTTAATGACAAGGCAAATACAAGAAAAAGTTAATTAGTTTTTTTCTTTTCTGGTTCAATAATATCTTCAACCGCAGCTATAGCTCCTTTTAATTCAAATATTTTTTGTTTACAATTTTCTGCTACTTGTGTAGCTTCTTTATAATTTTCTGCAATTTGTTGCAATTCTGCTTTTAAGGTTTCTAGCTTTTTTTTGGGATCAACTGCCATTAGATTAATATTGTACTGCTATAATGATAGCACCTAATTTTGTATTAGACCCCAAGTTGTTGCAATATATTTGTGTTCGTTAATAGGTTGATTACCTCTATGTGTATGTGTAAAACTAGCAGGAAAAATAATATATCTACCTTGTATTGCTTTTATCCTTTGATTTAAATATAGAAATTCAGTCTCTCCTCCTTCTTCAACAGTATTTAAATATGCTTGAACCACTAGATACCTATTTGATGTAAGAATAGATTGATTTTCATAATGCCAAGTGTGATAACCTCCACAGGGTATTATCTTTTTTATTTTTATATCGTAAAAAGCAAAATTACTTTCAGCCAAAATTGAATAACTATTAAAATATTGTTCTAATACACGTTCCAAGCCACCCATAAATATACTAGATATTTCAAACTGATTTACTTTAAAATCCCAAGACAAGAAGGCTTCTTCCATGTCACCTTCATGCTTTTTTATATTTTTAAAATATGTATGACCTTGTCGTTTTAATTTTTCAAAATAATCAATACAATGTTCTGACTCATCAGGAGACAAAATATTGTCGTAAACTCCAATAAAATTATTAGTGGTGAGTGTGTTCATTTATAACATCTTGTCTTTGTTCAGCAGTTATTTCGTCTTCTGGATGATATCCATGACCAAAAACTGAAGATAAATTAAATGAAAACAAAAGAAGTGTTGTAAATACAATAAATTTCAAAGTTTTTTTCATAACTACTTTTAACTATACTTGAATAATAAAGGAGGGCTAGGTGGTGTTGGATAATCAGAATGAGTTTTATCCTTAACAAGCTCTTCAAAAGTTGCTGTTTTAGTAGTTGGCATATCTCTTAAAGCCTGTCTATAAGTTTTCCACTCTTGTTTTTTCTCGTCAGATAATTGATTGTCTGGGTTTTGAGTCCAATCACACTCTAGTAATAAAGCATATCTTATTGACCTAAACATAACTTCCCAATCTTCTCTGAGATTTACCTTGACTTCTGCTGCAAGTTTATCTTTTGCAGCTTGCCAATCTACTAAAACTTGATTATAAGGTGTAATATCTGTTATTTCTGTATTTGGACTGCCATCTAAATATTCAACCTCTCCTTTAGTGTCGTACCATTGAATTGCATTAATGTTTGGATCTATATAATCTAAATTATCTACAACGTAGCCCTCATCATCCTTTGCTACATACTTGTCCTCAACAACAACACATAATCTCATCTCAACTCTCCAATAAATTTTCTATATCTATATTAGATAGTTTAGTTGGTTCTTGAACTATTGGCATATCCATTCTCTTAACCATTTCATTTCTAAATGATTCAACTGCTGCTCCACTCATTCTTGTACTTTGTGAGTTTTCTATAGCAAGCATAGGAAGCCAAGCTACTGCACAAGCCCACTCTTCTACTTCTTTTCCTGTTTGTGGGTGATGACCCATAACTTTAGTAAACCATGCACATTTTAAACCTATACATTCTTGCTTCATAAGAGGACAAAAATCACCAGCTTCAACTTTTATCGTCATTAGTCTTTTTGTGCAATGATAACGTCTAAATATCTAACTGCCAAGTTTATAGACGTACCAGAGAATGAGTGATTATGAGCAGATCCACTAAATGAATGACTATGAGCATTAATTGAGTGAGAGTGAGCATTAATTGAGTGACTGTGAGCAGAACCACTAAATCCATGATTGTGAGCTTGTGTACTACCTTCATTAGAAGTCCAAGACTTATCTGTTTGTGCATAAGGGTTGCTTGGATCGTATCTTGCACCTGGATAATTTACACCACCTGCATTATTTTGTGCTTGACCATAGAAGCCATTAACTTGGTCAAAGATGTTTCTGTCTCCTCCAATATGTCTGTGAGAAGGCATACGACCTGTAGAAAGTGTATGGTTACTAACTGAACCGCCAGCAGTTGCGTTATTCGTATTATTTCCTCCGTTATTTGTATTGTTTCCCCCGTTTGCGATTGAACCGCCTTGAGTTGTATTCGCAATCGAACCAGAAACACCCCTACTTGCAAAAGCAGATGTGAAATCTACTGAACCACCAGAACTAGCAGAACCAGAAACTACTCGTAATGCTCTTTGGTTTGTGTCACTTGTATCTTTAGTCCAACCAGTAGGTGCAGAGGTTTGCTGAAATATCATGCGAGTTCCTGATGGAAACCCACCAGCAGTAGCTCCATCTTCTACATTTAAAAATGCTCTTACAGCAGCGGCACTAGCAGATCTATGATAATCGTTATTATTTTGCTTACACATAATGGCAGTTACACCAGAACCTACCGAGTTGTCAGTTGTATTTATGTAGTTAGCAAATATATAACCAGAAGAATGTCTCCTAACAATAGTGTTATTACTTGCACTTACACTTACATCTGACGCACCAGCAATAGTACCGCCAACAAAGTTGCCACTTCCATTAATACCTTTAGATGCTCCATCAACAAAGAAACCACCATCTGCCCTTATATACCTAGGTGTATAAATATTTTTATTTGTTTCTTGATTGATTCTTAGCCATGTTGTATCTTCACAACCTATTTCTCCGACTCTTGAAGTGCCGTTAAAAAACTGTATATGATCTGAAACATTATTATCACCTTTATATATTCTAATTTCGTGTTCCCCATTACTACCATTTCCTATATCTAATCTCCCATTAATAGTTAATTGACCTGTCATTGTGTCATCTTGGTCTGATCTCAAGAATTGACTTGAATCTATGCCGTCTAAGGAAGCAGCGTTACCACCATCACTAACCCCAGCTAATGAAGCAGATGTAATATACCCTGCTCCGTTTGTTAATTGATTATTATTAGTGACATTAGTAGCACCAGCAGCAATACCATCAAGTTTTGAACCATCACTAGCAACGTCACGACCATCAACTGTGCCTGATACTGTGATATTCCCACCTATATGTAGATCGTTGACAACTCTTACATCGTTATCTCCGTTACCTACAGAAAATATTTCTGTAGCTCCTGACCTTTCGGGAGAATCATTATAAAATCTTGTACCACCATAACCACTTAAACCACCAATTTTTATTCCAGTATGATAACTAATTATTAAATCTGGAAATGGACTTGACCATGCTCCACTTTGCTGATAAATTGCGTAATTTTCTGCACTATTACCAGAATTACCTCCAACTGTACCAGCAAAGCCAAGTTTTTGTACATTTAACTTACCTGATGTTGTGTCATCTTGATCTGACCTTAAAAAACTTGTCGCTTGTAAACCATCTAAAGTGTCTGAATCTAGTCCGCTGCCCGATCCATCGTTTCCTGCATGAAATACCTTTTGTCCTCGCCAAGTTAAAGCATTATTACCAGAACCAATTATTAATTCATTTGTACTGTCATTACCTCCGTTTCTAATTCTTACATTAGAACCACTTGAAGCTGAAATAAATGTATTATCATCTTTAGAGATAATCATATACTCAGAGTCAAGAGTTTGATCTGCGTGTTTTAACCCAAAATAATTGGTAAATGCTAAGCCTAATATTCCATCACTATTAGAATTTATATCGACTCTTAAATTACTTGTCATGGTGTCACCACCAACAGCAACAAAACCAGATGCTTGAACTCCATCTAAAGTGTCAGCGTCTAGCCCTGACCCCGATCCATCTACAGTTTTAATTAGTGTTAGTATTTCGCTTGCTGACTGATCTGCGGTAGCTGACGCTTCTATGCCATTTAATTTTGAATGGTCTGCGTCTGTAAATACGTTACTGTCAGATGCAGCCTCTACAGCAGCCCTGACCTGTGCGTTTGATAACTGAGTATTGGTATCAGTAGGAGTAGCCCAAGATAAATTTCCATTGCTATCTGTTTTTAAAAATTTTCCGTTTTGAATATCTTCTGGGAAAACAAGAGTATAACTAGCAGAAGCACTATGAGGTGGACTTTTTAATTTAATACCATGGGAGTTCTCTGCACAATTAAGTTGAATATAACCTTCAGTTGTACCTGATATACCCTTTGCTATAAACGCTGCTTCAGACGAATCAGAAACTCCTGTTATATGAGCAGTTGAAATAATATCCCCTGTTACATCAAGACCAGCTTCACAATCTACATTGGTTTTTAAATCAATATGACCATCACTATTTATTACAAATCTATTTGCTGTACTTGATTGATTTCTTATTACAAATGCACCACTTTCTGCAAATATTCTGTAATCAGGATTTCCGTCAGATTCAGCTAAATCTATAATTGGAGTTGTAGAGTTAATAGTTAACTTTGATCCAGTTATATTTTGCGAACCAAAATCAGGAGAAATCTTTGTGCCAGCTATCGCTGCATTTGAGGCTATATTTGCGTTATCAATTACACCACTATCAATACTTAGTGTGTCTCCACTATTCGAGACCACAATATCTCCTTTATCGCCATCAGATAATCCACCACCACCCGATACTTTTGCTACGTTTCCGTTATCTTTTAGAAAAAATAACTCACCTGTATCGGTTCTAACGGCTGGTTCGCCTAAAACAAGATCACTTGCTGTAGGATCACTACCGCTTGCTCTTTTTAATCGAATTTGATTAGCCATGAGCTATTACCTCCTAGCTCTAGTAAGTTCCACCATCGATATCAAAACCTGACACACTTCCATTTTCAAGAAAAGTAACGAGATCAGATAATGCAACTTGAACCATAGTTCCTGCATCATTTATGACCATTCGGTCAGCAGTAGCAAGAGTTGTTGAAGTGGCAGAGGTATTTCCATCTATAATATTTAGTTCAGTTGTTGTTACAACCGCACCATCTAAAATTTGAACTTCTGCTTCTGTTAAATCAGCTAAAGCGTTAGCTGTTGTCTGACCCATCGTGGCAAGCTCTGTAAGTTTATCGCTATGTGGTTCAACGTCTGTGCCAATAACTAAACCTAGATTTGACCTAGCGTTGCTTGCAGAAGTCGCACCTGTTCCACCATCTCCTATTGCAAGTGTTCCTGTTATAGAACTAGCACCAAGATCAACAGCTATTTCAGTAGATTCAATGACAAGTCCACCATTTGCTTTTAGATCGACAGAAAGAGTATTTCCAGACTTATCTAAGCCATCTCCTGCTGTTATCTGACCAGCACCAGAGAATTGTGCAAAGGTAAGATTATTTGTACCAACAACTGCTGATCCTTTATTGCTAGTGCAGACGAACCCATTATCAGCATTAACAGAACCTTGTTCTACGAAGGTGAACATTCCTGCTGCATCCGCACCAGCAGCTAAATCAACTGCTCTCGAAGGACTAGACCCAACTACATAAATACCATTTTGCGAAGCAGTACTTTGGTCTTTAACTAATACTCTATCTCCATCTGAAAGAGTAACACCATCAAGTGTATCTCCATTATTAAGTGCAGTAGATATTGTTATGTTTCCTGTAGTAGCTGCTACACAAGAATCTTTTACGTCTAAACCTTGAGAAGTAGCCTCGACAAAACCTTTTGTTGCTGCATCTTGTGTATTAACAGGATCAGATAAATTAGTTATTGTTTGGCTATTTAATGAAACTGAACCAGTTGGTGCAGCCATTTGGTCTAATCTATTTGTTCTTACCCCTGTATCAAAATCACTTATTTTTGTATGAGCTATTGAAGGTATATCGTCACTTACTAATGCTCTGAATGTAGGTGAGGCAGCACTTCCAGAGGTCGGACCACTCAGAATAGTATTAGCAGTTCTTGTTGTATCTTTATCAAAAAATGCACCTTTACCAAATATCTTATTTATAGTCGTTGCCGACCCTCCAGCACCTCCTGTTCCAATACCGATGTAACCTATTTCGTTACCTTCTGCAAAAGCTATTTCAGCATTTGATAATGTCGTAGGAGCAGATGATCCAGTAGATCTTTTAACTCTGATTGTGTTAGCCACTAGAACGAACCTCCGTCTACTAAGTTTTCTACAGTACGAGTAGCATCTGCTTTAAATGTACCACTAGATTGGTGAAAATACACTAGTGAATTATCAACTTTACCAGTATCATTAAGAGTCGCTCCACTTGTAGTAAAGGCTGGTCCTGCTGGTCCTTGAGTTGCAACAGTTACAATAGTTGAATCTCCTTCATTTACTGTAACAGTATTTTTAGTAGTGGTAATGTTTACCGAAGTCATGCTGTGTAGCCCTCACTCATAAAAATGCTTCCTTCTAAATAATACTCTTTTAATCCATTAGGATCAGTAAGCAATACATCATATTTTAATAAATTCGGTGTAAATGTAGCTGTCTGAGTGTCTGTTAAAGCAATATCAACTGTGCCTAATCCTCTATTAGTATAAGTAACTGCAAAATCAGCATATTTTGTTGTTCTAGTTTCTTCCCAAACTTGGGCTTCTACTGTATATCCATTTAAAGAAATAGCAGCATTATTAGAATCTTTAAAAACAAGTTGAACACTATGATCTGATCTTCGCTGGATCGTCATATTATATGTTCCAGGAGCTATTGCCATTTTATGTATATGGAGTTGAACCTAGAATACTGCTATCCCATTGTTTTCTCAAGTCATCTGTTGTAGTTGCATTTTCTATAGCATTAACATTTGGGGCATCTCTTAATGCTTGTTTTTTTGCAACAATTTCTGTTGTACTTGCAGATGTCTCAATCGCACGTTGAAAATCAATATCTAAAGATTGTAATTTAATTTCTCTTGCTGATCTAATTTTGTTTTTATGTAGCTCTTTTGCTACAGACATATCGATAGAAAGTTTAGAGTTCATAACGATGCCCAATAAGCCTCCGCACCCATCCCTGTTCCATCAGGAGAAGAAAAATCTGCTCTCCATGCAGATCTAAAATCTCCATCTGGTAATTCTGTAGCATCTACAATAATATAAGGTTTACCTGCTGGTACATCTTTTTTACATACATCTTCAAAAGGAAGTTCTCCTGACGGAATTAACATATCAACTCCACCTGAGTCGTTTGGATAAAGAATACGTCTGGTTTCTGCCATAGTTTTATTTATATTCTAAGCGAATACCGCAATATTAACACTATTTTTATCTAGCACATGAGTCGAGTTACCTGGACTTGTTATGCGAACCTTAACGCTTGAAGTACCTGCACCAGATGTATCTTCTAAATAAATCACACAATGATTATTAAAAGTAAATCTATCTATATCAATCAAAGCAGAAGTTGTCGCATTTGAAGGTACTGCTGTTGTAAAGTTTGCAGAAAACAAACCCTCAGAATGATCTGTTATTGAACTTACATTAAATTGTCCTTGAATTGATGCAAAATTATCGGAAGCACTACCACCTCTAAAGCTATCAAATTCCACACAAGCTCTAACTAATCTACCAGCAGCAGTTTCAGTACCGCTAGAGTTTTGAAAGGTAGGGCCAGAACTACTATTACTTCTATATTGAGTCGCTTTCGTTGTTGTGGTATTAGAGTTCGTTGTATTTACTGTTGATAATCCAGAAATTGTAGTAGCAGAACCACCTAAAGATATGGCTGTGCTTCCAACTGTAATTGAACCAGTAGACGATGCAAAACTTAAAACACCACTACCATTAGTCTTTAAAAATTGACCATTACTTCCGTCTGATGTTGGTAAGGTAAGTGTGAAATTTGTTCCTATTGTTGAACCTGCTTTTAAACCTACATAATGAGAACTGTTATTATCTCCAAATCTAATTTCATTTTGCGTTCTAAGTGTTATTCCATTAGCATCAAATACCATTTGCTCAGTTCCAGCAGAACTAAATCCCATAATATTATTTGTTTTTCTAAATAATCCTAAATTTGTATTAGTATCAAAAGATATAGCAGGAGCAGCAGCACTATTGGAATCGTCAGCAAGAAACTGACCTGTCATCGTTCCACCTGACTTGGATAATAAACCTAAATTTGGTTGGTCTATATTTCCAATCGTTGTAAACGCACCATTGGTAGAATTTCTAATCTTTAATTCATTTGAACTAGTGTTACGGAAAAACATTCCAGCTACGCATTTACTTGTAGCTAAATCTGAAGATTCTGAATTGTTAGATTGAATTGCAGCAAAAACCGCATTTAAATCAATTCGGACATTTGCTCCTGAGTTATCTTCGATATTGTAATTTGCAACGCTAGTCATAACTAATTACTTGTTTTTCTTATATTACCCTCCTTTGCCAAAACCAACAGCATTGTAGGTAAAGTTCCTATCAATACTAGCACCACTTGAGTTTTTAAAATGGACTGTAAATCCTGTTCCACTTATATTAGTAAGTTCAAAATAATCTCCTGTAACCATAATTTTACCAGAAACACTTTGCGGAGAAATACTTACAGATGGTAAAAAATTATTTAAGTTACCCAGACCAGATGTACCAACAAAAAAAGCATTAGTAAAAGTAACATTTTTAGCTCCCGAACCTGATGCTATAACACCAGATTGTTCTGTTCTAGAAGGTAAACTTGCTGTGTAACCTAATTGCTGTAAATTTATATTTTGTGCTGTATCTGATGTATTTAATGTAACTCTAAACTTAAATCCTCTACCTTTAAATGTTCCATTAGCAAAATCATTAAAATTAGAATAGTTAGTCATATCAGTAGAAGTCTTTACAGATAATTTTGCATTGGAATCTGGAGCTTCTGTTCCATCAAAATTAACCCAAGTATCTATATTATCTGTTCTATTATCAAACAAATCTCCTGTATAAAATCCAACTCCTTGAAAATGTCTTTTTAAAGTAAGAGAAAATACTCCACCCAAATCTAAAGTATTAGCAAAGTCATAAGTACCAGTTGCATTGTTTACTGGATTAGTAAGAATTAAGCCACCTTTTGAACTGCTATATTGGGTATTAGTAAACAGACTAGATGTCGTATTGTTAAACGGAGGAGTATCATTATCTTCTCTATCGGTTTTAACAGTAATTGAATCTAAAATTTCAACCAAAGATAAACTAACTTTTGTTACCGATACGCTAAAATTTCCCGTGTCGTCTTGAAATTTAAGAAGATAAGTTCCTGGAAGAGCAGGACAAATTGCTTCATTAGAGTTTCCAGGCACAGCCTCTATAATATCCTGTGCTGATTGAAAAGTTGCACTTGCTTCCGCTAAATTAGAATGTCTTACATATACTCGACCTCCATGCAACACATCAACAGAAGTTGATTGATCAAATCTTAATCTTATAAATTGTTCGTTTATAGGTTCAATAGTTAAATTAGTTACATTATCTGGAGCACCTGATTTACCTGTGGTTTGTAGTGTACCAACAAGAGGAGTAGTCGATAATTTTCCTGATGAATTATATGAATAAATTTCAATATCAACACTTCCTTTTTTAGTATCCATAATTTCAAAATCATTACTAAATACTTCTTGAGTTATAAAATTGTCTGTATTACCAGCATCAGTTGTAATCCGATAATTTAATTGATAAGAAGATGCACCCTGAGGACTTTCATAAACACTTCCATCATCAGCAAAAAATGTTTTTGTAGGTTCTTTCCAGCTAACTATTAACTTGCTTCTTGCTATTCCGTTTATAACAATAGTTTTTTCTACACCTCTTAGGTTAGAAGGAGGATTTAACGGAGCATTAAGTATAGATACAGTTCTTGGTAATAATGGATCACCATTTTCAATAAAATTATATTTACCTTCAACATAAGTTAAAGCTGTTATTGCATAACTAATATCATCTTCTTCAGTAACTTGTATGACTCTAAATAATTGTGTCTGTAACGATGCACTAGATAACAAATAAGGTGAATTGGTATTTGGTACTGCTGAAAAGGTTGATTGTGTTATAACAGTTCCATCAAGTTCAGTTCTTTTAACACTATTAACAGTAATAACTGCTCCACTTATATTAGATACTGTTCCTACTTCAACAGTACCATCGGGTAAAATAACACTAATTTCTGGTGAATCATTTAAGGAAGGTAATGTAGTTTCAGATTGAGCATCAATAGTAATCGCAGTAGTTGTGGCCGATACAACACGACCTCCTCTTCTAGCTCCTGCTCTTACTGGATCATTAACCTCTATCACAGAACCAGGTCTTACCAACATTCCAGAATCTATAGAGGTTGTAAAACTAACTGTTTCACTTTCATTTTGTTCAGAGAAAAGAATTGCTCGTGCTAATCTAATCGCTTGATTACGAGAAGTACAAGCAAATGCTTTTACTTGTTTAACAACTATTCCTAATTTATTTATAGCAGCAGTATCTCGATATTCTTCAGTATCAACCTCTCTAGAATCCATATTAAAATAGCTTACAGCTACAACAGAATGACGTTGTTTTAAACTTGTGCCTTGATAAACAAATCCTTTTTCACCAACATTGGCTAAATTAAATAAATAACTAGGAGCAGTTGGCTTATCTTGTGAAATATTAATAGTTCCAGCAGACCATATTGGCATACATCTCATAACACCTGCTAATTCATTTATTGCAGTAAAAGCCTCTTTTGGACTTTGTATATTTACATTACAGCTAAATCTTGCTTCTTGTGTTCCAGAATTACTACCATCATCAACTAATTCATTTGCATATTTAGAAGCTGCAAAAAAACTAAATAAATCGATATTAGAAAATTTAGTAGAGTCGTTAGTCTCATCTGGAGCAATATGTTCTCCTAATCCATAACGCTTAGTAGTTAAAAGATCAAGAAGTATCATTGAAGGACACGAGCACCATGTTGCTGCTTGCATTGTTCCATTAAATATATAGTTGGCTGGATATTGTATTCTTCCAGTTTGCAAATCAACAGTAGGAGTGCCAGAACCATTAGCTCCTGCTCCTGGTATTCTTACTTTTATACCTCTTATGCGAAAAGTTCTAGATGGAATTGAATTGAAAACTTTACTATCAATACGCAAAGCTGTGTATGCACTATCAGGATAGGTTGATAAATTATCTATAACTTCTTGTATAAATGAAAATTTAAATTCATCTCTTAAAAAACCAGCAGGGTCAGCATCGGCAGTTACTCTTTCTACCTTGACATTGACAGGAAAGTTACCATCTAATTCAATTCTATGATCTCTTGAATAAGAGTCAGCAGTTCTTCCAGTAACAGAAGTTTGAATTTTAGTAGTGTAACTTGATTGACCACTATATTGGATTGAAATTTTGTATTCAACAGTCGATCCATGAATATTTCCCTCATCGTCTGATCTTTGAATCTGTGCCCAAGTTAAAGTAACTATTACCGCATCAATACTAGAATCTGTTAATTGTTTAACTACACCATTTCCTGATTGAGTTACATCAGCAGTACTTACAGCTTCTGGCCTACGAGTCTCACTAGGTATTCCTGTTAATTTAGTTTGGTTGGCAGTACCAAAACGTGTTTTAAAAGTAACATCTGGAAAATTAAAATCACCAGTTACAGGACTGGTATTACTAGCACTCTCATTTAATACAGGAGTATCATTTAAAAAAACATCCTTTAAAGCAGCATTGTTGTATTCAATAGATGTTTTATCAGTAATCGCTGCCTTCGATGGAGTAGCAAAACCTTCTATCTCACCCTCTGAGATTAGATCTTGCACAGTAGCAAATTGTCTACTATGTAATGTATCTGGAGCACGAAATGGTTTAGGAGGAGGTGGTGGCCCACCTGCACCTCTAATAAGTTTGCGTTTGTCTGTCATGCTTCTACTTGATTAGTGTCTATAGCAGCAGAGATCACGACTGAGCCAGTCATGATTTCTCCATATACTATTGGTACAGGTGTACCAGCCCTAGAGGTGTTTTGTAATCCGTTAAAACTAAATGATAATTGAGGATCTTGTTCTGAATCAAAACCATTGTCTTTAGGTAATGGAAACAATAAATCACTAACACCTTGCAAAGCTAAACTTGCTCCAACATAAAGCATACCTTTAGTCAGTAAGCCAACATTAGCTAAAGTACCAGCTTTTATTCCTTGTATTAAGGTTAAACCAGTTCCTGCTGGCATAAGAAATGCACCACCTATCAATGCAGCACCTAATAAAATCTTACCAAATCCTCTACCAGCACCAGATATAACAGGTACAAAATGTATATCTTCTTTACCTACAGGATGATGTATTTCATCTTTATCTATATCAAAATTTCCTACTTTAACCTGATAATATTTAGGACTCATATAATTTTCTAGTTGAGGAAAATTATTTATTAAAAAACTTACAGCTTGTCCTACAGTATTTACTTCTACATCAAACTCTTTATGTCCGATAAATTCTGATAATTGTCCGTATAATTTTACTTTACGAAACATAACGATACCTCTTTCCTGTACATTTTAACAACCATTCAGAATAAGGCTCTCTACAAGATAGTCTATCGGTTAAATGATGAATAACATCACCTTCAAAAAATAATGCTACATGATTTAAAGTTGGATACATAATACTCATTAATAAAACATCTCCATTTTTAAGTTTTTCATCAGATCTAAGTTCTCTAAAATTAGTTCGCCAAGCACAATCTTCAAACATAGGCTTATCATTAAACTCCTGAGGTGTTAATGGTCTTTCCCAATCTCTAAGTTCTATATTTTTTTCTTCTTTATACCAATCTCTAACTAAACTCCAACAATCAGTTATACCCCAAACCCATTGCCGACCTAATAAAGGTGCTTTATATCCTATTGGCTCCAAATATGCCCATTTTTTTGTTCTTGGATTAACAATATACCAAGGTAATCCACTATCTTCACAACTTACTTTATCTGCTTGGCTCGGTGTTGGTGGGTTTATAGGATGACTATGAAAAACAGCTATAATTTCACCCTTATTATCTGCTTTTAAATAATCTTCTGGATCTAAAATAAAACATTGATGATCTGTAATTGCAAGATTACGACATGGATAATATCTTTCTTTTCCTTTAATGTTCAATACAAGCCCAACTGCTTCTTTAGGATCTTGGTCTTTCGCATGAACCAATGCATCATCTTGCCAACTCATTGAGTAAATGTACCAATTCCAGGAAATAAAACTTTACTGCATTGCCTTAATGGAATTTTAATTCCAGCAAGATCAGTAGGAGCAGCAAGTTCAAATTCAACTATTTCTCTATTTTCAGTCGATTTACGATCTATTGAATAAATTTCTCTAGCAAACTCGGCAGTTGGATCAGCAGTTGAATTTTGTCCATCAGCAAAATTAACAGCATCAATAAATTTTGCCATCGTTCTAATCCTTGTGACAATAGCTCCTGTTAAATCATTACCTGCTGTTGTTTGATTTACTGTTAATAATATTGATGAAATTAATCCTGTAGCATTACTAATTACTATTTTTGGTCGAGGTAATTGACCTTTTTGAAAAGCAAAACCTGATGCCTCTATTGGAAATCTTAAATAATCTACACCCTGCCATCTAATTTTATTGTTTGCATTTAAATTACTACCTGCGTGAAAATAATAAGTAGTTGAAGCACCATGCAATGTGCTATCTAATTTTAAAGTAAATAATTCAATAATTGCTGAAGGATTTAATGATTGAACATCACTAAACGTACTACTAAAAGAAACATACCTAACATTATTATCATAAACAGTTTCACCTATTGTACTAACCCAATTTGGCTCACTACTACCTGTAGTTCCAGCTTGGATAACTCGAAAGAATAAACCATCTTTTCTGCGTGTTACTGTAGGAGCAACAACATCATTAAGACTTAAACTAGCACTAGCAGACCAAACAGTTGTCATTTTTACGCAGGTTCAAATACTTCTCTAAAAGTTGCTTGAATTGTAGCTCTATTGTTATATGGTATTGTTTTACTCCAAGATTCACAAACAAATTTAGATGATGAACTTTCTCCTGGAGGAGTAAAAGTAAAACTATCACTATCATTAGCACGAGCATCTAAAAAAGTTTCTATTGTATCTGCCTCTGTTTCTGAAACAGCAAAAGTAAAACTAAATATTTTTGGATTTTGATGAGCAGCGACTCCGAATAATATTCTATGCTCATAACCATCAGCAAATTTAACTATACGGGTTAGTGGTGCAGATCTTTTTTGTTGTCCATATGTAGGTTCTATCGAGGGAAACGTAGCCATTATGCAAGTAATCCTCCTGGTCTTTGCTGCTGTAATATCTCAGATTGTACTGCAACTGAGATAAGTCGGCCAAGCTCTCTACCCTGTTCTTCATCTCCCTGCACATTAGAACCAGAAGCATCTACGTTCACTACAATATTTGTACCACCTCCTCCAATACCTGCTAAATCATGATTTGGAATAATATTTCCCGATTGATTAGGTACAAATAATTCTGGTCCTCGTTCTCCAACAATATATGGATTTTTATATCCAACAGGACCACCATTTGCAGCCAAATCAAAACTTCCACCACTTGTTCCAAAATCTCCAATAGGACCACTATCAGATATTTTTGGAATAGGATTAAAGAAATTAGAAAATGCTCCTAAAAACATTCTTCCTAAGGCATTAGCTGCCATTTGAGCAGCCATGTCAGCAAAATGATCTGCTATTCGCATTGTAAGATTTCTAAATGCCTCTGAAACTGACATTGTTCCCATAATTATTCCTTTAAATGAATCTTTAAATCCATCTGATATTTGTCTAGACACTTCAACTAATTGAAATGCAACATCATTTAATTGAATAAATTGTTTATCTAATTCAGTTAATTCATCTCTATATAATCTTGCACCTATAACAAGTTGACTTTGAGCTTCTAGTAACTCTCTAAATGCTTGTATTTCTTCTGGAGTTGGTGGTCTTTTTAAAGCATCTTGATATTTTTTAGTAAATTCAGCAATTTTTTGTGTAAATAGTACTCTTTCTCTCTCTCTAAATCCTATTTGATCAGAAATATCTTTTTGTTTTTGAAGACCTTTTGCAAGGTTTTCAAATAAGAATGCTCTTTGTTTATCTAAAATAACCTGTTTTTGTAATTCTGAACCCTCTTCCTTTAAAAGTTTTAATCTTTCTTTTGCATCGGCTGGAGAGATAATTTGTCCTTTTAATATTCCCTCTTGATATCTAGGTTGAAAACCTAATATCTGTGCATTTCTTATATCTTGTGCTTTTTTTATTTCACTAGCTAATAAATTTTTACCTAATTCTTCTAAATCTTTTATTAAATTTCCAGTATCTGGTAATGATAAACCATCTAAAATACCAATACTATTAATAACTTTTGCTAATCCACTTTGTAATTTTAAGAAAAACTGTGAAAAGTTTTTATTAACATTTCTCAAATCATCTGAAAATTTCTGTAAAGCATCAACTCCTTCTTGTCCTATGACATTTGTAAGCTCTCTTTGTGTAAACAAAAATGCTTCATAACTACCTTTTGATTGAGCTAATAATTCGATGAATTTACCCGTAGCTGTACCAGTTTCTCCTAACGATTTTTGTAAAACTGTAAAATCTTTGGTAAATTCTCCTAAAGCATCACCTGTAGCTTTTGTTGCTTGTACTAAAACATCAACTTGTTTTCCTAACTGAGTACCAACAATAGAAAGACCAAATCCTAATCCACCACCTAAAAATCCACCAGCAATACCACCAAGACCACCACCAACAGATGCACCTACACCTTGACCAAATAACAAAGGAAAACCTCCACCAATTAGACCACTACTAAGTGCATTACGTTTTCTAGCTTGCATTCCACCTCGTTCAAAAAACATCCCTCCTTCTCTAAACAATGGATTTCTTGTTAAAACTCTGTTAATACCTCTTTGTGGACCATATTCGGCAGCACTAAATCCTGTAGGTCTACCTCTTAATAATCTTTCTCTATCTCTTTGTGATTTTTTGTCTTCTTCTTTTGGCAAACCAAGTTTTTGTGATTCACGCATTAATTTATTCATTTCTGCAATTCTTCTGTTGACATCTCGATATTCTTGTTCAGACAAATCAAGTTCGTTTCTTACAGAAAATAATTTTGCAATATAATTATCAATCGCATTAATAGTATTAGCTGGTTCAAATTCAATTAATGTACCTAAATCTGCACCTTGAAAACCAGCTACACCAGGTTGATTACCTCTAGCAATAGCTGTAAATGTATCGGCAGTAATTTTTGCTTGATCATTATATCTTTTTAATGCTGATAATTTTTCAGTAAATCCTATCTTTGTTATAGCTTGTGTAAAAAGTTGAAAATCACTAGTTGTACGACTTGTTTCTCTTCTGACTTCTTGTAATTTTGCAGCAAAAGCACCAAGTTGCGTAATACTTCTTGTATTTTTACCATCAAAATTAACTAATCCTTTAGTATATGCTTTAAAAGCCTCTTTTGCCTCTAAAACTGCTTGTTTAACTTGTTTTTGTTTATCTGCAAAATCTTTAGAGAAAGGACCACCAGGAGTTCCTCTACCTCTTTGATCTCCTATATCTTTTAATTCTTTTTTTAATTTTTCAGCAGTTGATTGTGTCTGTTTTAATATTTTATTTAATGCTGCTAACTTTTCAGTTCTTGTCCTAACATTAATATTTATTCCATACTCTGCTGCCATTTACTCGACCCAATAAATTACTTCTATATTACCGCCTTCTGGGTTTGATGGCTTGTTTTTTTTGCACTTGTTCTTTATATTTTTCTTCCTCCTCATGTTTTAACTCAAAAAATGCAACCCAAGATATTAATTCTTCTCTTGTTAAATTTTTTGTAAGTTGTTTTAATGTCATCCCTAACTCTTTTGCTAGAGAAAACAATATATACCATTCAGTATTAGCTTTTTAAAGCTGCTTTCGCTTCCTCCACTTTTAAATCATCTCCAGATGTCATCATTGCCATTTGTATATCTTGTAAAATACCTGCATTTATTTCTCTTCTAAGAGAAGCCTTATGACCATCTTGAAATAATTTTTTACCATTTTCATCTAACGCTTTTTCAATCATAAGATTTAGAGCAAATTCATTTCCATCATCACCTTTAGATTTAGCCATGATTGATTCTCTTTCTGCAATAGTTAATGGATGCCAATAGATTTCTAATACTGTTTCTTCTCCATCTTTAACTTCATATTTATATTTTTGGCTAACACCAAACTTGTTTCTGAGGAGTTCAATCGCTTCCATGTAAGTCTTCAATAATATTTATATTATACTTATATTAAGCATTTGCTGTAAATTGGCAAGAAATAATTCCTATAAAATGACTTCGATCCTCTATCTGCAACATATTTGGACCAATTATATTACGAACTTTTGGAGTACAACTAAAAGTATCTGTATAGTCAGAAGCATTAACAGATGTTAAACCATCTATAACATCTTCACAAATAGTAGAAACAACTGATGTTCCTTTATTTTTGGGCACATAAATATTACATTGAATAACACCCACATAATAATCTGAAGCAGCACCTTGATTTTGAAGAGTTGATTGACCAAAGTTCATAGTCATTACTATGTATTTAGAAGTTTTTCCAGGTTCTTTAAATGGCACATTATCATAGACCATTTTTATAGTTGGATCATTATCAATTACTTGATCAGTAACTGCTTTTTCAAAAGCTGCTCTTACATTTACTAAAGACATAATCAATAATCAGGTTCAATGTAAACTACACCAGATCCAGGTTTTGATTTACCAAATCCACTAGATGGTTTAGCTCCTATAAATATCTTACCTTTATCTCTCATATTCTCTTTAATGATTTCACCTGCATCTTGTTGTATAAATTTAGATAGTTTCTGATCCTCTGCACTATAACCAGCATATTCAGCAGCATTACCAATATATATATCTGCATCTCTAAATTTATAATCAGTACCAACAGGAAATCGAGGATCAACAACAGCTATTTCATTTGATAATGCTCTACGTTTTCTTTTTCTTTCTTCTTTATCACTTGCCCATACAGCATCTAATTGTCTTCTTATACCAGCCCAAGGTTCATAATTATATACTGATTGCCTATCTTTTATTGGTTCTCTTCTTACTTTCCAACTAGATGCTAAAAAACCAGTATAAACAGGACTACCTTCTTCTGAAGACAATGAAGCGTGTAGATCTCTTATTGTCTGTGCAAAATCAACATCTAACTGTGAAACTGTATTGTTAAAAGCCTCATCTGCATTAAATTCTATTTCTTTAGCCATTAGAACCTCACAAGTAATATAAAGAGATAAGTTTGTCCACCTCTTTTTGTATCAATATTTGTAATTACTCCTGTAACTATTTCACCAGCATAACTAAAAGAAATTTCATCTTCTAAAGTTGGCTGATTATTTCCAATCAAATCAGGTGTAATGTAAAGTTTTGCTTGCCTTGTTTCTAAGCTACCATCTTCGATTGAATTTATAGATTCAATTGGAACTTTTAAATCTGAATAAGTTGTATCAGCAGTTATTTGTTCTCCAGTTTTTATATTATAAGTAGAAGCTCCTTTTCTTATATAAGTAACAGTTGTATCTAAAGAACTACCTAAATCA